TGGGCGGGTTCGATACCATCACCGGCAACTTCGATGTGGACATGGAATGCTCTGCCTACTTCACTATGGTGGAAGCAATCCATGGTGTCAAGTGCAACTGGGACGTCACGTTCGACGCTATTTACGCCAAGCAGAACGCCGGCGTCTATATGGACATCCCGCTGCTCAGCCTTGGTGGCGGCCGGCTGGAAATCGAACAGGATGCTGCGATCATGCTCCCGCTGGAGAACGCGGCTGCCGAGTCCGAGTTCGGTCATACGGCGCTCATCGGTTGGTTCGCATACCTTCCTGATGTTGCCATGCCCGATCAGGATTGCTAAGCAGCCCCGGCTCAGCTATGCTCGCGGGGCGGGGGCCAATCAGGTTCCCCCCGTTATCATAAATAGGAGATGAACAATGTCCCTGCGTAAGACCTTCAAGACCGATCGCACTGCAGAGGTCGAGGGCGTGTGGCTCGAAGTCGCCGTCAATGACCACAATAGCAAGCCCATCCGCATCAAGATTTCCCGTATGAGCAGCTCGAACAAGCGCTATACGAAGGAACTCAACAAGGTGACGAAGCCTCACCAGTCAGCCATCCAAAACGATGCGCTCGACAACGACCTGGCACGCAAGATGCTCCAGGAAGTGTTCGCTGATACGGTGCTGCTCGACTGGGAGAACCTCCCGAAGTCGGAGCTGACCGGCAACGACGAAGACAGCGAGCTTCTGGATTTCAACCGCGAGAATGCTCTCGCCCTGTTCAACGAGCTGCCCGACCTTTATGACGACTGGGAATCGCGTGCGCAGAAGTCGGCTGCGTTCCGCGAACAGGAGCGGGAGGGCGCCTCAAAAAACTAACAGCCGTTCTGATCTATACGCACGAGTTTCCGCCCGAGGTCGAAAAGAAGATCCGGGCGGAGGCTCGCCGCTTCAAAGAGCCGCTACCTAAGCGGATATTGGAGAAGCCGGAACTGTTCTTTGGGAATGCTCTATTCTTCAACGCATGGTTCGACCTAGATCAAGAACGGGAACGACCGAATCGGATTACAAGGTCGATGTGCTTTCAATACGCACTAGATTACGAGCTCGATTCAGAACAACAGGAGGACCTCTGGTATCACATCCAGAAGATGGATATCGGGTTCCTCGAGTGGTGGAAAAAGAAGCAACCGAAACCTCGAACACCGAAAGGTCCACGTGGCAAAAAGTCTTAGTAGCTTAGCAACATCGATGCGCGCAAGGGCGGACCGTCTTCCGACGCTCGCCAGCGACATCGCGCGTGAAGGCTCTGAGGCTGTGTTGCGTGAGTGGCTTGAAGTTATGCCCGTTGATACCTCGGAAGCTATCTCCAACACTCAGATCGGCATCGGTAGCGCCCCGTCTGGGCCCTTACGTCCGCATTTCCTTGGTCGTAAGGGTTCGACGGCGGCTGCTAGCCGCGAGAAGTCGCTTTCAGTGGGTCTAGCTAAGCTCGATTCAAAAAAGCCGGGGGTGGCGATCTACATCTCGAATACTGCCCCGCACATCGGTGAACTGGATCGAGGTGGTAGCACGCAATTCGCTGGAGGATTCGTTCCGCGGGCGCTAATCATGTTTCGTGTAGCAGCTCAACGGGCTGCTAAGCGTTTGTTGAAGTGAGGGGCTAATGGCTGACGAACGGATTGACGTAGTAGTCACCGACAAGGTTGACGCCAACGTCGAAAAGAAGCTTCGGGGAATTGCGGACGCTGCGGATCGCGGTGAAACGTATCTAAACCGGCTTAAGTCTGCGCTCTCGAACGTCAACGCTAGTGCAGTTGACCGTCTCGCTGCGGCCATGGCCAAGGCGGACAGCGCACAAGCCCGTCTGATTAGCGCACAGGCACGCCTTACGAATGCTCAGAATGCGGGCGCTGTCGCTGCGCAGAAGGTTGCACTCGGACAGCAGAAGGTTGCTACAGAGGCCGCGCGCACCGAGGCTGCGCAAGCGCGGGCCGCTGCCGCTACCCTAGCCAGTGAGCGTGCGGCTCTCGCGCTTACAGCGGCCCAGCAGCGAGCTACGGGTGCATCAACGCAAGCGGCCAACGCGCAACAGCAGCTAGCCAGCGCCACTGCGCAAGCTGGCACGGCTGCAACGGCGTCCGGTCACAGCTTTCGGAACTATGTTGCAAGCATCCAAGCGGGCAACAGCGCTGCCCTCGCGTCCGGAGCTGCCAACACCGGCATGGCCGGAGGCTTGAACAACGCTGCCAATGCGTCTCATGCCTATGCTCGTGCTGCGAGAACGACAACGCACGCGAACGCGAATATCATCGCGCAGTTGCAGGACATTGGTGTCTCACTAGCCGGCGGACAGAACCCGTTGCTTGTGGCCATCCAACAGGGCTCTCAGCTGAGCTATATTGCCAGCACGCTGGACGGCGGAATGAAAGCGCTCTTGGGCACTATTCTTCGGATGCTAGCGCCGTTTGCGCTGCTGGCTGCGGCCGCTGGAGTTCTTTTCCTTAGCTTCCGCAATTTCTCGAACGATATTGCGACAAAGCACGAACCGGCGATGGAACGCTATGCTCGGTCTCTCGGTCTGAGTGATAAGGAAATGAAGAAGCTGTCGAATACGACAGTGGACGCTAGCGGCAATCTGAAAGAATTCAATCAGCTTACCATCACGAGCGGTGATAGCTGGAACGGGTTTGTGGCCACAGTGAAGGAAGGCCTCGCTGGTATGGTCGAAGGGTGGGGCCCGCTCAACGAATACTTCGCAAGCGCTTGGGATTCGACTATGAATTTCCTGCGCATGGCCTTCCTTGGATTTTATGCTGCGGTCCACACGTTGCTCGAGCTGCTCGGCAAGACCTTTATCAATGTGTTCAAGATTGCTGCCAATACCGTTATCGGGATCTTCAACGGAACCATTTTGACCCTGCGAGCGGTTGCGAACACTGCAATCGACTTCCTGAACGATATTGCTAGCGAAGCCAACGCTGTGCTTGAGTTCTTCGGGTTCGACGGGTTCATTCCGTCCATTGATAGGTTCGAAGGGCGAGTGCAGTCCCTGACAGATAATATGTATGAGCTCGAGTCGATTAACATTGGCGAATCGTTCCGTGCGAACGTGCTTGAGGCCGATGCTACCTTGCGCGGGTTCGCTCAGCGTTGGGAAGCTAACGCTGCGGAAGCTGCACGTCAGCGCATCCGGAATGCTGCCAACGCTATTATCGACAACCGAGCGGACCCTGCGCAGCGTAAGACTCGTGATAACAACGCGAAGACGCAGCTCGATTATATCAACGACACAAATGCGGCGCTCGATAACGAGCTTGCGCGGATGCGTATGCTGAAAGACGCTCGCGAAGTGCAACAGCGCCTGGATCAAATCGAACAGGAGTTTATTCGGAGGCGTATGCCGCTGGATGAAGCTCAGCTGGCTATGTTCCGAGAGAAGATCCAGCTCATTCAAGACTTCAGCTTTATTCAACGCGAAATGGATCGCATCTATGAAGACAGTATTGGTCCGATGCGGACGCACGAATCAGCGCTGCAAGCTATCAACATTCTTCAAGCGGAAGGTGCGATCACTGCTCAGCAGGCAAGCGAGCAACAGGTCTTGGCGAACCGTGCTTACGAAGCGGCGGTTAACCCGCTCATGCAGATGCAAGAGCAGATGACCGCTGCCGAAGGTGCTGCCCGACTCTACGGCCAAGCTGCACAACAGGCGGCCTTCTACGAGCAGATCAGGCAGGAATGGCTGGCTAAGGGTGTCATCCTCGGTCAGAACAGCACGGCAGCAATCGACGCTGAGGTTGCAGCGCTGATGCGTCGCAATCAAGCTCTGCTCCAACAGCAATATATCCAGTCACAGATCGGTAGCATTGTGGACCCGCTTATGCAGGACCAGATGATGCTCGATAACAAGGCTGCCTTCTACGCCGAAATCGACCGTCTACGGCAAGAGAACGTATTGCGCGAAGAGGATGCTCAGCGAGCGATCTATGCGCTCAACGCTCGTTATTCTGAAATGCGTTTGCAAGGCGCTTCGCAGTTCTTCGGCCAGCTGGCTTCGTTGACGTCGTCGGGCAACAAAGAGGTCGCAGCAATCGGAAAGGCGGCTGCTATCGCCCAAGCGACGATTGACGGTTATGTCGCTGTTCAGAAGGCGCTTGCCAGCGCTCCCCCGCCCTTGAACTTTGCAGCCGCAGCCGCAGTCGCGTTTAAGACGGGTGCGCAGGTAGCGGGAATTATGAGCACGAACGTCGGTAGCTTCGCAACCGGCGGACAGTTCATGGTTCAGGGACGCTCGGGTGTCGATGCTAACAACATCAACATGAACGTCACGAGGGGCGAGCGTGTTACCGTCGAAACGCCTGCTCAGCAGCGTGCGAACGATAACGCTGGTGGAGCTCCGCAGGTCGATGCACGCACTACAGTCCAAAACTTCTTTGACGAGGAATCGTTCATCGCAGCGATGGACAGCCCGGCTGGAGAGCGTGTGGTCAAGAATATCATTCGCCGCAATCCTTCGATCGTAGGACGCTAATGGCATATCAAACAGTCCTTCAGACGCCAGAAACTCCAATCCGCGAAGTGTGGAGGTGGACGACTGACCTTCAGCGTTCATACAACGGAACCGAAGACCTAACGCCCCTCAACCGTTACCCGAAGCGGAAGTTCGGAGGTAGTTTCGAATTCAGCACGGTCGAGGATCTTCGCCGTTATGCTGCACTGATGCACGATCGCTTCGGTAGGCTGTTCAAATTTCCTCTATTCCAATACCAATGCAAGCTCAAAGCGAAGCGGTCCGCTGGTGCGAACAATGTGTCCGTGAATGCGCTGCGCGGCGATTTCCGTGTCGGGCGGCTAGCACTGCTGATCGAAGGGGATAAGTTCGAGGAGTTGATTGTGCAAGCAGTCACTTCGACAACGGTGACCTTCACGACTGTCCTCACCAACAGCTATTCCCCGAAAGCACTGCTCGTTCCGCTCGTGGAAGCTTACACGATGGCCGGCGCAGCGCTCACCCGCCGCAATCCCGACGATAGCGCATCGGCAGCTTTCGAGTTTGACGAACAGCTACCTTGGGCACCGTTCAAGTCTCCGTTGAACACAACTGTCTTGACAGAGTTTGACGGGTTTCCTGTGCTTGACCTGCGTGCTATCGGGACCGAGTTCGAACAGAAGATTGATACCGGCATTCGCGTTGTTGAGTATGTCGGTTTGCCGGACGTCTTTACGCCGTGGGAGCAGTCGCAATGGCTCTTTTCGCTCCGTTACCAATGCCACAGGGTCTTCGATCTCGATTCGTGGTTCTGGTGGGTGGCCTTTGCTGACCACATTCAGGGCGCGTCGACAACCTTCCTCCTGCCCACGTTCCGCTCGGATCTAGCGGTTCTTCTTCCGGCTACTGGCGGTGAAGACCAAGTTACGCTTGACGGGGTCGAATACGGCCAACACTATTTCGAGCTTGACACCTACTCCCGAATCGTTATAGAGTCGAGCGCAGGGAGGCATTTCGCCAAGGTTACTGGAGTCGTCGTAGTCGGAGGAAATGACACACTGACTTTCGATCCCCCGCTACCTGCACTGCCGGAATGGGACGAAGATCAGACTGTAGGGTTTCTTCTGAAGGTCCGAAACGCTGATGATCAGGTGATCTGCGATCACTACGGTCTTCACACCGATATTTCTATGGCGGTTAGAACCGTCAGCTAAGAGGCATTGTGGTCACGCAGACAGAGCTCTATCGGTTTACGGAAAAGGACTCCACTACAAAGTGGACCTATACCAGTGGCGACGAGAGTGTGATCTACAACGCGGGTTCTGGAAACGAGACCTATACGCCTATCTCTATCTCGCGTTCAGACATCGAGCAGCGCAAGGAACTGTCGCGCGCTGATCTGGACATCCGAGTCTCGCTGACGAACCCTGCGGCAATCCATTGGCTCCAGGACAACGGTGAGCTTCTTGCGTCGTTGACGATATTCGAACGGAACAAGCAAGGGATTGTCAGCACCATCTGGAAGGGACGCCTTGTCGGTGTCATTCCAGGCATGGAAGATATCACTCTCAAGTTCGAGAGTGTGTTCACCAGCTTGCGGCGCCCGGGCTTGCGTGCGCGCTATCAGAAGAGTTGCCGCCACCCTTTGTATGGGAAGGGGTGTAACCTCAACCCCGAAGACTTTGCGACGGTAGCCTCTTGCACGGCAGCTAGCGGGACCGTGCTGACCGTCACCGAGGCAGGGCTGCAACCTGCTGGCTATTACACTGGCGGGATGTTACGGACCGACGACGGTGTCCTATCCTATATCGTTTCGCACGCGGGTGAGCAGATTGTCATTCAGCGGATGTCTTACAACCTGTCGAAGTTTATCATCCTGGGCTTTCCGTTCACGGTCAAGATCTATCCTGGCTGCGCACACGACCGGGCCACCTGCAACACGAAGTTCAACAATAAGCTCAACTACGGCGGATTCGACTTCATCCCGTTGAAGAATCCGATGGGTGGGAGTTCGATCGTCTAATGTTCTGGTTTGTTGTCGCCTTTGTCGGAGGGTTGGTCCTTTCGCTCGCTGCCGCTCCTAGGCCACAGAGCCAGAAGCCCGCAGGGTTCGGAGATATTACCGCCCCGACCGCAGAAGAAGGTCTAGAAATTCCTGTGCTGTTTGGCACGCGCGATTTCAACGGTCCGAACGTCGTCTGGTATGGCGATCTTAAGACGGTAGCAATCAAATCAAAGGGCGGTAAGAAGTGACCGTTATCGTGCAGATGCGCGATATTCGCTCATCTAAGATTTGTTCGCGTGGCGCACGCGGCTTTTTCAAGCGCCACGGCATGGACTGGGACAAGTTCCTAGCTGAAGGACTACCCGAAGAAGAATTTATCCGCACTGGCGATGCCCTTGCGATGCAAGTAGTGGAGGCCGCTCGGAAGCGTCATGGGTAAGGGCAGCAAGAAGCAGACAGTCGGATACAAGTATTACATCGGCCAGCATCTCATTTTTTGCCATGGCCCGATCGACTATATAAGCCACGCTAAGGTCGACGAGCGTATTGCTTGGCAGGGCAAATCGACCGGCGGAGCCATTGTGGTCAACGCTCCGTCACTCTTCGGCGGTGACGGTCGTGAAGGTGGCGTTAGCGGAACCATCGATATTGAGATGGGTAGCCCAACGCAACTTCAGAACAGCTATCTTGTATCTCAACTGGGCGACGATATCCCTGCGTATCGAGGGGTCGTCGGTGCCGTGTTTAGGCAGTGCTACCTTGGCAATAACCCGTATCTGAAGAAGTGGTCCTTCCGCGGCACCCGCGTCTTGAAGACTACTGACGGAGCGACGCAATGGTATTCAGCCAAGGCCGGTATCAATGGCCGCGGTTTCAGTGTTGCGGAATGGAAGTATAAGATCCTGGATGTTGGCAGTAACGATCCTGCGCCTGCCGCACTAGACTACGACGACAGCGATTGGGCTGTAGGCGTAGCTCCGTTCCGTGGCCCAACTTCAACTGGCACGCCTATTCCTGGCAACAAGCGGACCGCTTGGTTTCGTAAGATTGTTCCGCAAAACTTTCAGACGTTCACAGCTACCTTCGACGACGTCGGATATCTTTACTTCAACGGCGTATTCATCCAACAATTCAATATCGGCACGCATACTATCACGCTTCCGCACGCTAACGGCGGTCTGATCGCTTTCCGAGTAGTTGACACGATTGGCGTTCAGTTCCTCTTCTCGCCGGTGATCGAAGGCGGGGATATGAACGGCGCGCATATCATTCGCGAATGCTTGACCGACTCGGGATGGGGGATGGGCTATCTTGCTGCCGACATTGACGATACGTTTTTCATGGCTGCGGCGGATCAGATCTATAACGAAGGCCTCGGTATTTCGCTCTTGTGGGACAAACAGATCCCGCTGGAAGACTTTGTCGACGAAATCGTAAAGCATATCGACGCAGCAGTCTATGTCTCACGCACGACCGGCAAGTATGTGATGAAGCTCATTCGGGACGATTATGATCCCGAAACGCTTCTGCATTTGGATGAAAGCACCATCGATCGAATCGAGGACCCGAAGCGGGCCTCGTTTGGCGAGCTAATCAACTCTGTGACGGTCAACTACTGGGATTCGCTGACAGGCAAGGACGCCTCGCTGACGGTCACCGACACTGCTATGGTGCAGCAGCAAGGGGCGGTCATCAATACAACCGTTCAGTATCCTGGCTTCACCAATCCTCGCAGCGCCACCATTGCTGGCCAGCGCGATCTCCGTTCCCTATCCTCACCGTTCCTGTCTTGCACCATTTACGCCGACAGCACCGCTAACGATCTCAACCTTGGCGATGCGTTCAAGCTCAGCTGGACGAAGTGGGGCTTGGTCGAAGTTATCATGCGTGTCACAGGCATCTCCTTTGGCAACGGGCGGAAGCGGCAGGTCCGTATCGAATGCTCGCAGGATACCTTCCGCACCGATACCAATGTGGTCATCACCGTGCCAGACTCCGATTGGGAGGATCCAGGCGGCCCGCCGGGAATCCCCGATCTCGCGCTTGCGGATGAGGCTCCCTACTATGAGCTCGCCCAGCTCCTCGGCGATACAGAAGCCGAAAGCAGGCTAGCGGCTGGTCCAGACATAGGTTATATCTTCGCATCGTCTTCCCGACCGTCATCTGCTATCAATGCCCGCATTTGGACCGATTCAGGTGACGGCTATGAGGACGTCGGTGTTCTTGACTTTGCGCCGTCCGCCCTGTTGCGCTACGATATCACAAAGATTCAAACCGAGATTGAAGTCGTTGCGCTTACTGATGCTGAAGAGATCATTCTTGGAACGCACTTCCAAATCGGTAGCGAGCTTCTGCGCATTGACGCTGTCGACACGGTCAACAACCTGCTCACTGTAGGACGTGGCATCCTTGACACGGTCCCGCAAGAGCACGCTGCCGGAACGCCGATGCTGTTTTGGGATCAGTATGCTGGATTCGATGGGACCGAATACGTCGCGGGCGAGACGGTCGACGTTAAGATCACTCCGATCAGCGGTGCTGGTGTTGTCGATATTAGCGAAGTAGCTCCGATCACTGTAACGCTGAATCAACGTGCTGTCCGCCCCTATGCTCCCGGCAACTTCCGCGTCGAGGGTGAGCTGTATGGCGAGGGGCCATACTTCGGGGATGTTGAAATCACCTGGGCTCACCGGGATCGCACTCAGCAGACCGGCGGCACCCTATATGACCACACCTTCGGCGATATTGGTCCGGAGATTGGCACTGAATACCGTCTTGTTATGTATGTTGACGATGTGCTGGATCAGACGTTCGAACCTGCTGTCAGCGGCGGACCGTTCGACCCGAGCAGCGGTCGAGAAGGCACCGTGCGCGTTGAGCTTGACTCCGTGCGCGACATGCTATACTCTTGGCAAAAGATTAGTCACGAATTCGTTTACCTCCAGAGCGCGGCGCGTGTCCTAGACGACGATTCAGGATACCGTGCGGCCGAGGACGGTTCTATTCGCCCAACGGAGGGTTAAATGGATATCAAGCGCATAACAGATCTGCCTGTAGCGGGCACGATTACAGGGGACGAGGTCCTTGAGATCTCGCAGCCCTCAACTACGGTATCCATCGCAGCGACGACCATCAGCGCCACGAACAGCGATAACAGCTTCAACGACAGCGCTGCCGGATTTGTCGCTGCTGGCTTCGTGGTAGGCAACCGAGTCCGCGTGACAGGGTTCACCAGTGCAGGGAACAACGTGTTCGTCGGCGTAGTAACGGCGGTCACTGCGGGCAAGCTCACGATCGGTGGGACGGATGGAAACACTATCGTCGACGAGGCTGCGGGCGACAGTGTGGTCATCAGCAAGTGGGAGTCGCGCCGCATCACTTTCTATGATGTGAAAGCGCCCTACATCGTCCCGCTGGCGTTCGAGGAGGGTCCTGTTGCCAACGAGGTCCTCGTTCGCCACGTTTTCTCTGAGTCCGTTACCTTCCCCGATAACTGGGCTGGTTCCGCAGCTTCGGTCGGTGTTAATCCGACAACGAACCCCTTTGTGCTTACGATTCAACAGAATGGTGGCACAGTTGGAACAATCTCAATTGCTTCCACGGGCGTCGTTACTTTCAACACAACGGGAGGCGACGTTGACTTCGTCTCCGGTGACCTTTTGACCGTTATAGGTCCTGCAACTCCGGATGCTACGCTGGCTTCGGGTGCCTTCTCTCTTAGGGGACGCCGCATATGAACATTCTTTTCGCTGGTAATCAGGTTCAGGATTTCCTGTATCACGGGCAAGCTTTCGAACAGACGGCTGCGGGAACCTATGATCCGAATTGGGTTCCGAACTGCATCGAGCATAACGATAATGACGTCGGTCTGCGTTGCCCTGTCTTTGCAGATCAAACCGATGTCTGGATTCATTGGAATGACAGGCAGAGCGGAACATATACTGACTGGCCGATGTGGTATGCTTACAACGGAGCAGGGACCGCAAAGCTTCGGCTTCGTGATTCGACTACAGGCGCGCGAACATTTGTGCTCGAATGGCATAACGGGTCTACTTGGGTCTCCCTTGGCAGTGTAACCGATGCGTTCAGCCTTAATACCCTCACTCAACACGATGTTCATGTTAAGATTGATGGGGCTTCAAGTGAGCTGGCATGGTATATCAACAAGGTTCAGGTCGTTAAAGCGATAGGGGACTTTTCATCGATTGTTGGCATTGCTCAAGCTAACTGGCTTGCAGCGCGTAACAACACACATACCACCCGAATTTCGGAAGTGATTATCGCTGACGAATCGACTATCTCACTTCGCTATAAGCTTATTCTGCCGGAAACCAATGGAACGCACAACGACTTCACTGGTGACGTAGCAGATGTTGACGAAGTGCAGCTCAACAACAACGATTTCATCTACGCGACGACCGCTAACCTGCTTGAGACGTTTAAGGCAGCCGCGCGGGACTTCTCAGGCTTTACAATCAAGACTGTTTCAATCTCAATTTATGGGTTGCGCGGTCAAGATGGCCCGCAGAATGTTCAGCCAGTGTTCCGTATTGGCGGGGCGGACTACCTTGGGACTATCCTGCCTCTTGACTGGGGCTTTGCTCCTGTGCGAGAATACTTCCCGCTGAACCCTGCTACAGGCATAAGCTGGACTCCTACGGATGCCGGGGACGCTGACCTCGAATTCGGTCTGAAGAGTATTGCATAATGCCAGCAGGTTTCCGTGGCGTATCGTGGAACGCCTCCACCGTAGCAATCGCAGTCACGTTACCGACAGGGACGGTTGAAGGCGACTTCCTTGTCCTCGCAACCGAGTCGGCGTCTGGTCAAGTAATTGCTCCACCGACAGGATTTACTGAGGCGCCAAATAGTCCGCAAGACGACGGAGCAAACACACGCCTATCAGTTTTCTACAAAGCTGTAGGCGCGGCCGAACCTTCTGTCAGCATAGCCGATTCGGGTGATCACGTCAATGCTGTGCTGTTCGCCTTTCACGGCGTCACGACTACGGGATTGCTTCAGACTGCGGGCGCGATCGAAGGGAGCGACAATTCTGTTACGTTCCCTGTCATAGCGGAAGCAGACATTCGTGGGGGCGATCTCGTCCTGCACTTGGCAGCACTCCACGACGACTGGATTAAAGTTACGGATATTACTGCGAATTCGCTCGCGTTGCCTGACCAGCCAAATGTCACAGGGCTCTGGCAGTCAGGACACGGGCATGACGGCGGCGTCCTATGGGTCTTTGGCTATTCGAAGACTGGAGCTGCAACAGATTCGACTGCGACCCTTAACGGTAATCCAGCGAAGGGCTTGTTCACTCTTACGATTGAACCAGACCCTGCAACCTCGAATCAACAAGTTGTCTCACGTCTTAGCTTCAACGGTTTTGCGGGGAAGACAACTGAACAGCAGATTTCGCGTGTCGGTCTTGGTGCAGCCGCTAGGTCCGTTAAAGCTGACGAAATTCAGGTTCCTCGCCTTGCGCTAGCAATGATCGTCGAAACCAAAAACAACCGTCGCCGCAACTACGGCCATTTTACCCCTTGAACTATGCTGCGGGCCGGCAGGGGCCGGCTGTGCGCGCGATCGCAGGGTGGCCGCCGGGGTAGTAGCGGGGCTCGCTGGCCAGCGCTGTAGCGGCCTTATAACGAAGGTCCTAACGGCCAGTATATTTTTGAACCTTCTCGGTTAGCTGTCAATTTTACAAATCCGAAGACCTGCCCTTGGCTTATCACAAGGCAATGAACTCCATTTACGGTTTTATTGATGCAATGTGTAATTGGAACAGTCTCTTTGCCATCGCTTCGAACATAAGGTGTGTTGACTGTTTTAACGTCAATAAGGTGCTTGATATCCTCACCTGGCTTCCAAGCAATTAAATCAACAGGCCCAGACGGAGACAGGTTCCTAAACACCTCATAACCCATTGCCATCAACCAAGCTGCTGCTATTAGCTCGCTTTGAGCACCTGTGCGATTGTTCGACATTAAACCACCTCCGTTGGAACTATAGCGCCAATCTGCTCCAGGATCTTGACCGATTCGGCTATATACCAGTCGTAATCGATATCATCGGGGAGCTGTTCGGGCAAAATCATGCACGGCTTTGCCCCATCGGACCGAGGCACCTTGTTCCCGCTCTTGGCGTAGACGAGCTCACCCTGCACGTCCTTCGAGTAATACCAGCGGACAACCTTGCCGACGAACTCTGTCTCACCAGGCAAGCGTGTCAGCTCCTTGGCAAGGTCGTAGGCGACATGCAAATATCTTGCCTCACGCAGTGTCTCGCCCTCGAGAACCCAAGAGTCCTTCGCTATCTCGTAGAACCCTGCCATGCGAACCAAGTCTTCGGGCGTATCGTGCTCAGGCGGCACTTGACCCCATACCTTGACCGCTCCACCGCTAACGCTGCGCACCACGACGAACTTCCGAATATCGTCGCAGGCGCGGATAGTGTGGTCAATAGGTGTTCCATGGATCAAAAACTGTTCCACAGCCTCCACGCAGATAGTCGTGGTCGGGTTCTTGTGAAGCCTCTCTGCAAGGTTCTTCTTGCTCGACCAAGGATTGTTGAAGGCACCCTTGTTCTTCGTTCCGTCGGGGAGCTCGATCCATTGCCCATCCTTCTCGGTTTGCTTGATCGCGATGTAGTTATTGACGTCCCTGCTATAGAGGGCAAGGTAGCGAGTTTCTTCTGTCGGGAACCCTGTATCGAGCTCCCACTGTTTCACAATAGCGTCCATGACGTGCGTCATCGTGCGCGGGCACTTAATGACGACGCCGTCCGTGTTGGCGCTGACCACACGGATGCCAGCTAGCTCCAACCGTTCAATCAGCATGAGCAGGGATAGCTGGCCGGTCACTGTAGTCTGGATCAGGCCATGCGGGGAATAGAGGATCGAATACTTGCTGCCTTGCTTCCCGAACCAACCGTTGATGACAATCTTCAGCGAGTCGGCGATAGGCTTGTTGCCAGCCTTCTTGGCACGGATACGCCTATCCACAATGGAGCGGAAGATTTGCAGCGCCACAGGCCCGAGCGCAGGAGGGAACAGGCCAAGGTTCAAGATAATGAACGGATAGTAGCTAGTGACGTCTATGTCGCGAAGGATATAGTCCTTGTCGGTGTAGTGCGCGGCGGTTGACTCGCTGCTATGCAAGCCGCCGATGCCCATGCGGTAGATGGCACCGTTGATATCAAGCTTGAGGTTCTTCACCTCTTCCGGCATTACGACGTTGCCGTTTAAGTCAACAATGAATCGCGCACGCTGGATGACGTCAAGTGCCCACTGCATGAGCGGGGAGCGGTATTGGATGAACGGAGGCGTCTGGTAGTGGAAGACGGTGCCAGGGTCGACCGTTATCTTCTCCGGCCGGTGCCCCGTCCGCTTCTTGATTTCCGCGGTGATAACAGCTTCGGCAATCTGCGCATCCGACTTGCTGCGCAGGTCAATCTTGTATTCGTTCGAAAGGGTATAGCGTAGATCGACCTGCTCGTTCAAGCATTCCCGGAGGATCTTTGTATTAGCTGTATCGTTGACGCAATACCAGCGAACGATGGCAATCTGCTCAGGCGAAAGCCATGTTGACGGGTGAAACGGAAGGTCTTGCATCTTGTGAGCGTGCAACCGACCCGCATACGTCTTAAGCGAACCGAACAACGGAGCGACTTCAATCAAGTCAATGTGGTCAACCTTTAACGCTTTCGCTTTGAACTGCCGACGGACATCTCCCCCGCGAATCTCCTCTAGGATGATCCGATCCGAAGCTTGCTTGAGCTGAGCGCAGGTGCAACCCGCGACCGCCATCTCGTTGATAGGCAAGTCGTAGTTGATACCGTTGAAGGTAACGAGGGTGAACGATTCGAGCAGCCACTTGAGCTTATTGATGTCGAGCGGGTGGCCCTCATACATCTCGACGTAAGCAACCTTGCCGGTGACGAGGTTTGTAAATACCGACAGGAAGTAATTGCCATAGACCTCGGTATCCTGGAGGAGCTCTTGCCGCTCGCGACGGGCGGTCACCAGCTCCTCGATCGTCATTATCTCGACGGGAAATCGTAGCGCTTCCTCTAGCCCGGGCAGGTAGTCAGGGCGTAACCACACTGGCTCCGGGGGCTGGCGCTTTTCCTTCTCCTTCTTGGGAGGTTTCGGCGGAGGTGTATCGTCCCAAAAGAACCCGACTGCATCGTTACGCATTACATACGCATCCCGATGATTGCGCCGCGCACCTTGTCGCCGAAGAACAGGCAGGGGGAAGGGTATAGGGTGAAGTCCGCGGTAGTCGCTACGTCTTTCAGCAGTCCAAAGATCGACAGGTTGTAGCAACCTTCGAAATCCAAACCGTCAACTTCGTAAGCGCCGCCTGTAAAGTCTTCTAGGTGAGTCCGAAGCGTGCCGTTCTGCATATAGACGCGGCTGCTCCCATCCGCCATCTTTTGCAACGTAGCGAGTCCCGTGAATAGTTCGGGTGGCACCGGCACCGGCTTGCAGGGAGCGTTGAGGATGTCCTGCATCTTCTCAAACGGCCACTCGCCTTCAAGTAGCTGGCTGCGGATCCACCGCCCATCGGTATAGTGAAACGTGATTGAGCGGTCGTGGAGCTGCGCATAAGACGGCGCTTCGTCAACTCGCAGCATCTCGTTAACGCAGAAGCGCGGAATCGTAATCTGGAAAGGGACAGGGGTGCCCAGCCAGTATTCCGCCAAAGAGGCGTTATTCGTTGCGAACGCTGAGTGCCCCTGGAGCAAGATGCCGTTGGCCCACGGTCGGGACGCGTCGTTACCGATAAATGGCTTGAGCACCTTGCACGCTTGGAGGAGCTGTTCGCCATCGAAGTTGACTATATCGCCTTCGGGTAGCGGATGAACCGTGTCCCCTTCTACCGTTTCAACGAACGCCCGAAAGCGACCGCTTTGCACGCGAAGCTTGGCGCCAGCAGTCATGCTGAGCACAATGTCCTCTTCGCATTGCGTGATGGCTTTCACAAGCTGGTCGGCTTTGGGATTGCAGTCGATATCGAATGCAATGGGGCTGCTGATTGCCATCTGCCCGTTGAAACTGCGGACGTGCCCACCTTCAATCCTGAAATGCGTCATTGCGGGAAGAAGGTCCTTCTTCGCCACCGCTCCCTGCACGAACTTTAGGTCTTTGAGCATTATGCTAGTGTCCCGAACAGGTCTTGTTGTTTTTTCTCGAGGTAGTTGTTCCGCCGCCGCTCATCCATGAGCTTGTTGACTGCACCGAACGCCCAAAGATTGAAGGCTGCACGCGACTCGTAGACCTCACCGAGCCGTTCGTAGTTGAAGCCATACTCCTCGAGAAGCTTAAAGACGTAGTCCTTTTCCGGTTCGGACAGGGTCGTGATGTGCTGCCCCCATTCGTGCCGGCTAGGGGATTTGGTTGACACTGCTATGGGCCATGCAGGGTTCGACTTGCTAGCTCCCGGCATGATAACCGTGCCGAACGCTGCGGATTGAATCCACGAAGACGAGTCGCAGCTATACCAATCGAATTCTTCCATCAGCGGAACGGCGGTGATACCGAACCCATGAACCTTTATCTTGGCACGCCCGCTGCCGTCAAGCAGATGGTTCTCCCATACGCGCTCCAGCCAGTTCCTGAGCTGTTGCGTTGTCGCGCCCACCATGCCGCCGAGTGTGATATACTCGTAGTTCGCAACATAGTAATCGAGGTATCGTGAGTCTTCCTCGAAGTGGAAACAGGGGAGCGGCGTCACGCCCCGCGCTTCCATTTCAAGTTGGTTCCGATACGTTTGCAACGGGTCGCCAATGCCGTCCAATACAGACGCCATAAGGATGCCGTCTTCCTTGCGGATGATGTCCTCGTTGCGCTGGATATAATCGCAATAGTCCCGCACCGACAGTTCAACGCCTAGCGTGTATGCGGAGAACGCACCAGAGTCGAGGAAGACCTGGGCGCCGTTAGCCCGCATGTGGTCAACAAAGGATTGCTTGCCGACGTAGTGCCACGACTCGAGGATGTGCGGGAGACCCTCAAGAATCTCCCGCTCCCGCTCGCTCAATTTGACGTAGCGGTTCATCCCCTTCGGGTAGCTGTTTGAATAAACGGCGGCCATGTAGATGTGCATAGCGTTACCCTAGCAGCTGGCCGCTTACCTCGCAAGCGCAAGGAACTCGGATCGAACCGAGGAGTCCTCCTTGAAGAGACCGCGAAGTGCCGACGTGACTGTGTGGTGCCCCTGCTGACAGACGCCTCGCGATTCCATGCACATATGGCGCGCCTTGACCACAATGCCGCAGCCGAGGGGACTCAGGTGCTGCATCAGAGCATCGGCGACTTGCGCTGTCATTCGTTCTTGCACCTGCAAGCGGCGAGCAAACGCATCCAGCAATCGGTTCAGCTTACTCAGGCCGACGATCTTTCCGTTCGGGAGGTAGGCGATCGTTGCAGTTCCGAAGATTGCTGCAAGATGGTGCTCACAATGAGAGTAGAACGGAATGTCCTTCACGACGACCATCTCGTCACAACCTTCGGCACCGTCCTCGAACGTCTTGAGGATAGCACCAATATCAGCACCGTATCCGCTGCACCAGAACTTCCACGCTTTGCTGACTCGCGCAGGGGTTTCATGCAACCCTTCGCGCGTGGGATCGTCACCGGCATATTGCAGTAGGCGGCGCACGTTGTCCTCGATACTGCCGACTGAATCCCCTTCCCACGGCCAGATGATCCAATCGTCACCGTGTTCCCAGGCGCGCTTGTCGACCAGAACATAGAAGGGCTTGCCGGCGAACTCGGGTCGATCGGAGGTCGTCCCGCTGTCAATAAGGTCGTCGATGATAATATCGGCTTCCTGCGGGTTCGCGGTAAAGGTAAAGGTGAGCTCAGTCTCCGCTGCGATAGCGTAGGCGGCAGGAATGCCTCCGCGCGGCACCGCATAGACCTTCACAGCGCGATTCGGCTGGTCCTTGAAGCGAGCTTCGATCTTGAGCGCAGCTTCCTGCGCCAAAACTGCGACCTGATTGTTTGTGTATTGCATCAGCGCGGCCCCGTATAGATGACGCCGTTGGCGCCATGTTCGCGAACTTCGACCTCGGTGAGTGTAACGCGCCCCGATAGTTCCATTTCGTCGAGTAACTGTTCGGCGCGCTTCCACGCCATGGTGGCAAACGCTTCGCAGCCGACTGCTTCGACCACGTTAATTTGCGCAAGCGGAGCGCTATCAAAACGCCCGCGGCCGTCACCGAGCGACAGCAGACGTTCAAGCGCCGGATCGTCTTGGGCGACGAGCAGCTTGTGGTCAAACTGGTCCTCGAGCCACTTTTTGAGGGGCTTCAGCCCGCCGAAGTTGATCACCCATCCGTTCTCGTCCAGTTCGCTAGCAGCAAACGTGAACTTGAAGCTCAACGGATAGCCGTGAAGGAACTGGCAGTGAGATGAGGCACGATGCTGACGAAAGCAAGCGGAAAGGCCACACTCATGGCCGTAGGTCTTTGTGACGAAATGCACAGTTATTTCCCTCCTTCATATTCGATAACTTCGGGTAAATTGTTGATCGCGAATGCGGTGCGGCGCATGAAGCAAGGGCCACAGGTGCCGCAATGCTTCTCTCCCGCGCGATAGCAGCTCCAGGTCAGGTGCAGCGGAGCACCGAGCTTCGTGCCCAGGGCGACAATCTCGTGCTTCATCAGATTACCGACGGGCATGACCACACGCACTCGCTTGCCGTCTCCAACCGCGAATGGGAGCAGGTCGTTGAAGCGCTGGATGAACTCGGGTTCGTTATCGGGATAGGCACCCGCCTCTTCGAGGTTGTTCCCGAGGATCAGCGTGCCGAACCCCTTTGCTTCCGCCATTGCAGTGGCGTGCGATAGCATCATCAGGTTCCTGGCGGGCACCCATTCGTGAGCGAACTCCGCCCCTTCCTCCCCGCCGGCAATCGCGCTGTCCTTCTGGAGCAACGGGGAGTCGGTGTCCTCGTAGATATACATATCGCGTGTCCAGACGCCTACTTTCAGCGCTTCGGCTACAGCCCATATTGCTTTGTCCTCGGGACCCTCCGCGCGACTGCCATAGCGGAAGTGAAGTAGGCTAACCTGATAGCCCTCCGCTTTCGCCCACGCTGCCGCAACGACGCTGTCGAGCCCGCCGCTGCATACCACGAGCGCACGCTTGTTCGGCGGGGGAGCAACGTCGAGCCGGTGCTTGAGGTTTGGTGTGAACATCCAGACGCTATAGGGTTCGAGCATCTGCGGCACTAGCACTTCGGGAAAGTAGTCCCGCGAGCTAGCGAAGAAGACGCCGTTCGTAGCTGCGCCAAACCAGAGCGGCCTGTAGTTGACTGCGGCGAACATGGTATCAGGCAGATCGTCGTGCGTCGCGAGGATTGCATAGCTGCCCTTGAGCTTCTTGATTGCGAACGCGAATTGCTCCTCCGGCGGTGCAGCATCAGGCACGTCAAGCAGCTCAAGTATCTCAGCGATTGCAGCGCTGTCAATTGCGGTATGAAGCTTTCCGGTGCGGAGTTCCTTGTCGTTTGCGATCGTGCCGTTGTGAACGATATTCCACTTGCCGCAACGATAGGGCTGCTGGTCCCATTCGTGCTTGTCACGAACAAACTCGGTTGTCGGTTCAGCTCGCATGTTACCGATCATGACCGCACTGTCCAGGACATAATGCTCAAAGAACATCGTGTCGGGCAGCGCTTTATCGCGTTCGACCGTGCGACGTTCGTAGTTCGCCCCTGTATGGTCCTTCGGGGACTCGTGGACATGGTAGCCCCATCCGTCCCGACCGCGCTCGCGGCTCTTTTCGATGATGTGCGCCATTACCTCGTTTGCGCCGGCCGCAGCCATAGGCGATGCGCTCCAAATGAGCGCGCCGAACACTGAGCACATCAAGCAACTCCTACGATTTTGTGGACTTGGATTTGCAGGGTGTAGCCGAACCGGAGGCACGACTGCACGGCGACATTGTAGTTATGACGGTTCCGTGCGACAGCCTCTTCAGGGTTGATGAATGTAGCGTCCATCGGTTGGACATAGACCGGACGGTCCCATCCCTCGGGAGGTCGGGCAGGGTAGGGGCTGGAGGTATGCTCAAGCGCTTGCATGGGCAACCCGTCCTCGAAGCGCACGTTACCCGCTTGCACAACATACTTCAAGGCATGTGCGCGGTGATAGATGTCGGGGTGCAGCTTTCCCGTTTTAGGACTGACAACCAGATAGGTGCCGAACTTGCGGGACAGGTCTTGCGAGGCCCACGGTATTCCGGGATCCGGCTGTAACGTGCCGTTCGATTCGATCTGTATGAAGAACCCGTTCTCGTGGAGGACCCAACATAGGTTTCGAATGTCTTGGCGGAACGGTTCCCCGCCAGTGATGACGACCAGCCCGGACTTGCGAAGTGTGGTCACACTCTCCAGGATTGCCTCAACCGTGTAGCGGGAGCGCCCTGACGTGTAGTCCGTGTCACAGGCAGGGCATTGCAGATTGCATCCTGCCAACCTCACAAAAACGCAAGGCATCCCACAGAAAGGACCCTCGCCTTGGATGGTTTCGAAGATGGAGTGAACGGATAAGGTGCCGTCGGACCGAAGCTCACGCTTCTCGATTGGTTGGATATTTTGCACTTGGCCTCCGGGAGGTAGCTAGGGGCTGCTCCGAAGAACAACCCCTAGCAGGTTTCGGCGGTGATAGGTAGCCGTTAAGCGTTGGCGGATTCCGCCTGCTTCTTCGCAGCGGCTTCGGCCGCCGCAGCGTCCTTGGCTTCCTGCTTGGCCTTCGCAGCGGCTTCGCGCTCGGCGACCTTGCGCGGGTCGTCGATACGGCCGGTGATGCCGTAGAACTTCCGCCAGCGAGCGTATTCGGCGCGGACGTTGGCTTCGTTGAGGTTCTTCTCGCGAGCGATATCCATCGCTTCGCCGATCGACGCCGGAGCACCGTTGCGCTGGCTGACCTCGTCGAAGATTGCCCATGCCTGGCCGCAGAGACCATCGGGCTTCGGCCGGCGAATACCGTTCTGCTCGGGCATCCGGGCAGCTTCGCGAGCAGCCTGCGCTTCGGCCTTCTTCCGCTCACGTTCAGCAGCGGCTTCAGCCTTCTTGCGCTCGCGCTCTTCAGCAGCGGCCTTCTTCTCCGCTTCCTTCTGCGCCTTCTTCTCGGCAGCGACGCGCTCGCGTTCCGCCTTCGCAGCGGCAGCTTCGTCTGCCTTGCGCTGCTTTTCGGCAGCAGCTTCGGCTTCAGCCGCCTTCGCGTCGTTCGACTCGGTGTTCTTCGGTTCCTTGGCCATTTCGATATTCTCCATCAGGGTCCAGTGGGCGGACTTGCTAGCCGTAGCACTCTGCGAACGGCCATGCAAGCCCTAATTTAGGCTAAGCGATTTTTCATCCAGTTCCCAAGTTCATTACTTGAACTTGTTCTTTTAATTCCCTTATCGGTTTCAAGGGCAATCATCATTTTCTTTCGTAGTTCAAGCACGACAGCTTTATCGGTAGGAGACCCGGCTTCCTGCCACATAGCGTCGGCGACCGCCCATATAACGGGGCGCACGCTAGGCATACGCTGTTTCGGCACTGCTGGCCGCTGTGGTGTGTTGGCCGTTGCTACCCTGGCAGGGGTGGCACTGCGCACCTTGCGGCGCTGTGGGGCCCGCTGCGCGGCCTGTTGCGCGGTGATAACGTCGAGGGGTCTGCAATGCTGTGACAGCGGGAAAAGTTCCTCCTGTTTAGCAGGGAGCTTTGCGCCGAGAGCATATCTCCACTGGATACCGTTATGCAAATCGTCTTCGACAACGGCAATTTGCGCTTCAAGCTCAGGCAAGTGAGCGAACGTAGGTTTGAGCTGCGTCTCCACTACTGTGGCTAGCATTTCCCTGACCACAAGATCTTCGGTGCCTGTGATGTCTTCTGTAGTAGTATTGCGATAAAGCATCCGCAACTCAAGCGGAGTCATTTTGCAAAGAAAATACTCGCGGTCGGTGTTCTCGATTGTTACCGAGCGGTCTGGCATCTCAAGCCACGCAAGCGCACTGACGATCTCGTGCTGTTTATGCACGTGAACGAACTCGAGAGTGTCCATATCAATTGAAACAAACATTAGAGGCAGAACCCATGAATTACCTCAGGCGATTCAGTTTCGTCCTTGGGAAGGTTGGCAAGCATAGCGAGCCAGTATTCGAGCGGCATGTTTTCAGCGGTCATAGCGGGATTCGCGTTAATGATAGCATGAAGTGCCTTGCGCTGATCTTCCGAAATAATGATTGTATAGGTTTTCACGTGACTGCTCCTTATTGTGCTTACAGCTTAAACGTAAGTCGGTCTGATTACAAGCGCTATTTAGGCCAGTCACAAAAAAGGGCGCAGCCGAGACCGCGCCCTTTCAAAGTGGCACCTAATGCTATTCAGTAGGCGCGACTGGAGGTTCTTCGACCGGCGGTTCTTCGACCGGATCAGAAGGCGTATTGGCAGCAACTGCCGCCGCCAACGCATCAGTCGTATCCGACAGTTCATTGGCAAGAAGCTGCATTGCGCTGTCTTCTTCAAGATCGTCAGCTTCAATTGCTTCAGCGATCCGTTCGTTGATGCTGTTAAGAACAGCAACCGCAGACGTCGCGACATCCTTCATTTCAGCAACTTCGGCAGTGAGATTTGCAAATCCTTCGGCCATGGTTTTTCTTCCCTTGAGTGAGTGATATACGATTGCGATAGCAAGCGTTAAAAGAGCCAGTTCCATAAACTCTCCTGGCATATAACCTGTCAAACTGCAACAGGCAGTATTTTATACCATGTCAAAAGAATCATCACAATAGCTAACAATAAATTAAAACGGAATATCGTCGTCTAAATCATCATAAACTGTAATTGCTTCTGGAGGGGCAACCCGCGAATTACTTATACCTCTAACTTCAACGTCAGCCATTACATACCCCGGCGCCTCTTCCGTTCCGAAAGCCGTGCCATCAAAACAAAATGCCATAATTTCTGGATAAGGCTTCCGATTCGTCCAAACGCGAATATGCGTCGGCATTTGTGCCTCGCGTATTCGGTCGATAGCGGCTGCCGTGCTTTCAGGGAATTCAGTTCCTGCTCGCTCGCTCCACCATTTGCGAGCTTTTCTACCGGCCCAATCTGCGTGTTCGGGGCACACGTATTCTGCGATCGATTTGTATCCATAATAATAACTCACCTTCATACTTGGCGGCTTGCCAAGCTTCCTGTGCTCATCAATGGAAATATGATCGACCGCG